TCAGATCGCCGCCCAGGCCAATGCGCCCGAGCAGGTGGTGCGCCAGGTGATCGCCCTGCAGGACGAATTCAATGAGGACTTCCAGGCGTGGGGCCTCAATGACCTGATGATGGACGGCATCCTGTGGTCGCTTGTCTATAACACCATGCATGTCAAACAGGGATGGAACGAAGTCGCCAAGGAAGGATATGCGACGCTTATCTCGCCGGCTGAATTCGGTGTGTTTCGTGAGGACATTCCGAATCTGGATGCACAGGAGGCGTTCTGCCATACGTACCCGCTGGAATACTACGATGCGGTACAGCGGCTGGTTCGCGCCGGCCGCGGCAGCGATATCGAGCGCATCTCGACCGTGCAGGAAGCACGGCCGATGCCGTTCCCGGATATGCTGACGAGACTCATTATTGCCGGTACCGGAGGCATGAACCTCTCAGGCAATATGATCGGATCGGTGAATCCAGACTACACACCGACAGACAATTATCAGGCCAGAACGCAACATCCCATGGTGCTGTTCGATGAACTGTGGGCGTGGGACTCCACGACCAATGATTACAGAATCTTTCACGTCATCGAGCCGGACATTGTGATTGCAGACTCCAAGCGGACCGTCGCGGCGATGATGAGCAGTGCAAAGATGCGCAAGTTGTTGGAAGAGAAATCCCGTCGCGTCCGCAGACGCCGCCGACGCGTCGGCGACGGCGAACTGGTGTCGCTGTTCGATACCGACGCGCCGGGCGATGATGACTTCACTATCTCGCAGAGCAATCCGTTTTTGCCGGGAGAACACCCGTTCACCAGGATCTGCCCCTACCGGAAGTGGAACTACTACTGGGGAGAGGCCCACATCGATGCGCTCACCGGACTGCAGGACTGGCTCAATGAACGCATGGAGCAGATCGCCGACATACTGGATCGTCAGGCGTATCCCCCACGCGTCGGGACCGGTATGGCAGGCATCTCCGATGAGAAGTTCGCAGCTTTCGGCGAAGCCGACAGTTATATCCTCGAGCAAATGCCAAACGCCAAAGTCGAAGAATTACATCCGCAGATGCCTCCTGATCTATTTGCTGAAGTCAACGAGATCGGTCAGTTTTTCCTTGAGGCGAGCGGTCTTACCGACGTTATCATGGGCCAGGGCGCGGAAGGCGTTCGGTCAAAAGCGCATGCGCAGCAGGCCGCGAGGACAGGGTCAGGGAGAATCAAGAAGGCGGCGTTAGCCCTTGAACCCTCGCTCACCCGCATCGGTGACGTCGGCGTCAAGCTGATGATGAAGAACGATGATACGCCCATCATCCCGCAGGAGGCGCCGGCCTTCCTGCCGGCGCAGATCGCCACGCAGCTGCGGATGAAAGTGTCCGCACATGCGCACTCGCCGCTGTTCATCGATGATGCCAGGGAAATGGCCGGGGTGCTGATCAAGGCGGCGGCCATCGATAAGGAAATGCTGGTGCGCATGCTGCACCCGCCGAATCGGGACGCTATCCTGCACGGCCTCCAGATGCAGCAGCGCCAGCAGGCGCAGATGCTGCAGTCGCTGCCGCCGGAAGACAGAATCGCCGTCATCACCGGCAAGAAGGCCGCGGGGCATGGCGGGCACCGCTGAGGCCTTCGGGCCGTTCAGAAAAGATGTCGCTCCTGCGGAGCGCATCGCACAACTGCGATGCCTGCGGACTTTGGTGCGTTGCCACTGGCCGCTGCCCGAGCTTGAGCGGGCGCTGCGCGAGGCCGAGCAGGACTGCTCCCGCCTGCTGCCGGCGCTGGCATTGTTAGATGTAATTCCGACACTTAGACGCAGACGCATACTCTCTACATTTGCTCACCTGCACAACCCCCTGTATAATAAGGAGCGCAAGGGTCCAGCAGTGCCCGCAACCGAAAGGAACGCACATGTTGATGTGGACTAAGCTCCTCGCTAATGCCCAGGAACGCCGCAGGCGTCACCGGCGAGGCCGCCGCTAAAGGCCTGTTCCCACCCCACATATCCGCGCTCTCTAACCGGCCCTTCGTGGCCGGTTTTTTTCATGCGCGGCAAGGAGATACAGCAGCTATCTCTGGTGTTGATATAACTGATCTATGCAAGCCGTGGTATTAAGTGTATTTTCCCGTGCATGGCGCTGCGTCCCACACCAGGAATGATGATGCCGGGAGGCATGGGCGGCCAGCCCAGGCTCCCCGGCTCTCCCATCGGCGGGGCGGGCGGGCCGGGACCAACACCGATGGTCAGTCCGGGACAGGGAGCAGGGGTGAAGGCTGCGGCCGTGGCCCAAATCCGCGCCTGCATGCGCAACATCCAGGTGGCGGCGCTCAGCTTCGACCCCGGCTCCAAGGAATTCAACGGCGTAATGGGCGCATTGCGCAGTCTTAACAGCGTCTTCGGAAAACCCGCCGATCAGGATCTCGATCCCGCCGCGCGTGCGCGGATGGCGCAGCCGCCCCCGTCACCCCTTGCCGGGTCGGCGCCTGCGGGAATGGCGGGAGGGGCAGGCGGAGCCCCGCCTGCACCGCCGCCGGGCATGGGACCGGCGGAAATGGGCGGGGGATTCCCGCAAGGGGCGCAGTAGACACATAGTAATAAGGAGTCGGCCATGGCGCAGGACTACTTGAAACCCAAAGGCGTCAATACCAGCAACCTGCAGAAGCGCAGCATGGAGGACGGGCAGTTTAGAAACCCGCCAACCTACTCGCAGTTCGGCGGCTTCACCGATGCGGCCCGCGGCAAGTGGGACCGCAACAAGATGACGCTCGAGCGCGGCGGCCCGCAGGCCGTGCGGGGGAGGCCGATTTGAGCGGTCGCAGTTGCCCGATCCCGGGTGAACGCTCGACGGCGTGGCTCGAGAACGCGCGGCAGAACTTCACCGAGTTCGTCAATCCGATGCCGGATGTGCCGCTGATCCCGGGCCGCTCGGAGCGGGCGCGTGAGCTCGAAAAACGGATGGGCACGCAGACCGGAAGCTTCGCAAGGAAGTGGGAACGATGACCGGAGGTCGTACCGCCCATGACGCTGATTGAACTCACCGAAGTCAATGGCGGACAGGTCATTGCCGTCAATCCCGCCCATGTCATCTGGGTCACCCAGTACGCCGCAGACCCGACGATATCGCTGGTGCTGCTCGAAGGCTCTGCCGCACCGACGCAGGTGCAGGGAGATTACGCAACGCTCAAGACCGCCATCCAGGGCGCGTTCTAAAGGAGATGATGCAATGGCGCGACGACGTCGAATGGTCATGGTGCCTGCCAGCCGAAAAGCAAGAAGAGCCCGCAAGGGCAGGAGGTACTGAGATGGCCCGGCGTGGTCGCAAAATGGTGCGCCGGCACGGGCGAAAGACCTTCCCCAAACCAAGGCGGTCACGGCGATGAGCGATCTGAGCGTGGAACAGCAGGCAGATCTGGCAAGTCTGCTGTACGAGCTGGGCCATAACCCACAAACTCGCCCCGGACTGGCCCAGCTCGTCAACAGGGTGGACCCGCAGCGCGCGCGGGCGTCGTTCCCCGATGTCGTGCAGCACAACCAGTTCCAGCAGCTCAAGAACGAAATTGCCCAGGAGCGCCAGCGCCACGCCGCCGAGAAGGAAAAGGAAAAACACGAGCGGCAGCGCGACAAACTGCGCGATCGCTACAGCGACGAGCAGATCGGCGAGATCGACAAGGAGCGCACCCGGCTGGGCGGCATCCCGTGGGATGACGCGGCAGTGCTGTACGCAGCCAAGAACCCGGAGACGGATCCGCGCTACCAGCCGCCGCCGCAGAGCGAGCGGCCGGGCGCCAAGTGGGATTTCCCAACCGTCAGCGGACGGGACGGCAAGCCGATGGCGTTCAAGGACTTCGCCGCGGACCCGAGAACTGCTTCCATGGACGCGGCCTACAACATCATCAGTGAATTCAAGAACCGGAATCTGTCGTCCGGATTCAGGAGATAGGTGCACCACAGGAACGGCATTCGCCACGACAACAGACCCGAGAACCTCGAGCTGTGGTCGTCTCGCCATGGTCGCGGGCAACGAGTCGCTGACCTCGAACCGGATATCTGGAGCGGGACGGTCCCGTCATATCAGATAGACTGCCGGTTGTAGTCTCAGGAGTTGCTACTTTGCCTATACTTGGCCAGGGAATCATCCCAGCACAAGGTGCGATTGCACAAGAGCTGACTAGTGTAGTTAGGCGTGCATTCATGCCGAGAGTATACGTCCAGCTCTGGAAGAGTGCCCCACTTATGGCGTGTTTGATGTCTGCGGCACAGGTAGCGACTGGGGGCCTGTCGCCGATTACTGCACCAGTACAAGGTGCCCCGATGGTGTCGGGGCAGTGGGTCGATTATTCAGGATCGTTCAACCAGCCGGGGGTGATGCCGGGGATCCAGAACGCGGAATTCAACTTGAAAGCGTTCTGTACGCCGGTGCCTTTTCTTGGGCTCGAGGGGCTCGTGCAATTGGACTATTCGATAGTCCCATTAATTGACGCAAGGATGAATGACGCCACGAACGTCAGCATCGATACATTCGCGCTTACCCTGTTCAATAACGTCGCCAATACGCAGCAGATGATCGGTCTGCCGGCGGCCATCGATGACGGCACTTTTGCGTTGACCTATGGCGGCATTAACAGAACGCAGAATCAGTTCTGGAAATCCACCTATGTGCATAATGCCGGCAACGTTACGCCGACTAGAAATCTGATGTTGCAATATATCGCCCAGGTGACCAAAACCACTGGTGAAATGCCGCAAATCGGCATCATGGGTTTCGGAACCTGGACCCTGTTGGCGCAGGATTTCACCCCGCAAGAGAGATACGTCATCAACCCCGGGGAGAGACTGGATGCTTCAGCCAACTTCGTCGGTCACAGCTCGTTCCAGGCACTGGATATTGCCGGCATTCCGTTTTACGCGGATCCCTACTGCCCGGAGGGTACATTATATATCATCAACACCAACTACCTCTCTCTGTATCTCCACGAACGCGCAGCCTTTACCTTCATCGGCTTCGAATCAACTCTACCCAACAACCAATTTGGCTACATCAGTGCAATTCTCACCCTTCTTGAACTCGTGAACGTCAAGCCGAAGTGCCACGGCAAATTCGACGGTTTGCAGTTTCTGGTCATATAGGGGGCTGGGCTCTTGCCCTTACCGGAATCTCATAGAAATTCAACCGAGGCCTAAAGCCCATGACACAGGCGCGTGGACCCTTCCCGCTACCGTTAACGTCTCCGCAAATCTGCGGCGTTGATCCGGTCGTCCAGCTGGAATCCGGCGGCATCTATGTGGTGCCGGCCGGCAATTATCTGCTGACCACCGGTCCCAATACGGCGCTGCAGTGGTTCGATCCGAATGCAACGCAGTGGCGGCCGCTGTTCGCCGCACAGGACTATACTGACCTGACGAGCGACGGCGCGAATTACCGCCTGCTCAACATGACCGGCATCGTCAACAGCGTCGCCATCACGGCGGCCGGCAGTACCGGCACCAACGGGATCGGCCCGGTGCAGACCGGCACCACGGTCGGCTTCTCGGCCTCGCCCAACGGGGCGCCGTCTACCGCCGCAGGCTACGCGATTGTCGGGGGAAGTGTGC